GGTGAAATTCGAACTATGGGCGATGAAATAATGGAGAATTGCAATGGAAGTCAAAGTGACTGACAATTCTAAAATCTTCATAAATGCTAAGAATGAGGCGGTACTCCGAGCATTGGAGGCGATCGGGCTGACAGCCGAACGCCATGCGAAAGAAAAATGTCCGGTGGATACAGGGCGTTTGCGCAACAGCATCACCCATGCCGTTTCAGGCGGTCCGGCTGCAATCAGCGAGTATAAAGCGTCTTATGGCTCTAATAAACACAAAGTCAAAGACAAAAAGACCGGAGAGGTGAAGACAGTCAGATATTCCGCGAAAAGCAAAAACGCGGGAACCGTTGGTGGCGGCACTTATTCCGGCACGGCGCCGGATGATCCTGACGGCAAGAAAGCTGCCTACATCGGCACCAATGTCGAATATGCAAAGTTTATTGAAGAAGGATCGTCAAAGAACCGGAAGGCTCATCACTTTTTGCGGGACGCGGCACAGAATCACGCGGATGAGTATAAGCGGATCGTGGAAGCCAATCTGAAAAATGGATAATTTGCGCAAATAGAAAAAATAGTGTATAATTATTATTGAAAAAGGCATTGACCCTTATAAGGCGTGTCCGCGAAGAATAGCGGATGCGCCTTTTTTATTACCCGAAGAACTGGGAAATCACACAATCCGAAGAACAGGAGAATATATGGCACTTACGAGAAAGTTTTTGTCGGCGTTAGGTATCGATGATGTAAAAATTGATGAAATCATTCAAGCGCATACCGATACGGTAAACGGTCTGAAGGATGAAATCGAGAAATACAAAGCAGATGCGGCGAAGCTGTCAGACGTCACGAAGGAACGGGACGAATTGCAGAAGGCAGTCGATGCAGCCGATGGGAAAAATCCATTCAAGGTGAAGTACGAGGCATTGAAAGAAGAGTATGCCGATTACAAGAAAGACATTGAGGAAAAGGAAACTAAATCAAAGAAGGATTCCGCTTATAGAGAATTGCTGAAGGAAGCAGGAGTCTCAGAAAAACGCATTGACGCGGTATTGAAAGTTTCCGATGTCGACAATCTGGAATTTGATGATGATGGAAAAGTCAAAAACAGTTCTGACATTGTCAAATCGATCAAAGAAGAATGGTCTGACTTTATCGTAAGCGAGGGGAAGGACGGTGTAAAAACTCCGACACCTCCGGATGGAAATGGCAAGACGTATAAAACCAAGGAAGAAATCTATGCGATCAAGGACACTGCTGAACGGCAGAAAGCCATTTCCGATAATCATGAATTATTCGGTTTTTAGAAAGGAAATTAAACATGGCTACTAACGTTACCAACGAAGCAGAAGCCAATCTGGTGAAGGCTTCTCATATGGCAAAAGTCCGTGAAGTGGACTTTGTCCATCAGTTTACACATGACAGCCTCGCGAAACTGATCGAGGTTCTCGGTGTGACTCGCAAGATCCCGATGCAGGAAGGGACTACGATGTATTATTACACCACCACCGGCACGCTGCAGAGCGGCGCTGTTCCGGAAGGCGAGATCATTCCGTTGTCTCAGTATGCACGGCAGAAAGTCGCAATCGGAGAAATCACTTTAAAGAAGTGGCGCAAGGCTACTTCCGCTGAAGCGATCATGAAATCCGGTTATGACGAAGCAGTCCGTGAAACTGATGCAAAGATGCTCCGCGATGTCCAGAAGACTGTCCGGACTGATTTCTTCAGCCTCGTCAACGGCGCAATCTCTGGCTCGACTTCTGTTACAGGCGCAAATCTGCAATCTGTTCTGGCGGATGCGTGGGCGCAGCTTCAGATCAAATTTGAAGACGATACCGCTGCACCGGTTCACTTCATCAATCCGCTTGATATTGCTGATTATCTGAAGACTGCCAACATCACTGTCCAGACAGCATTCGGCATGAATTATATTGAGGACTTCCTCGGTCTCGGCACTGTGATTATGTCCTCACTTATCACCCCGAAGACCGTTCTTTCCACTGCGAAAGAAAACATCGTCCTCTATTATTTGACGATGGGTGGTGATATCGCAGGAAAGTTAGGGCTGACTGTTGATGACCTCGGCTATATCGGCATCAAGACCGATATCCCGACAGAAAATCGTGCACAGCTTGAAACACTCATCATGAGCGGAATCCAGTTCTTTGTCGAGTACGCTGCAGGTGTGGTAAAGTCTCAAATTACTACTGCGCCCGGAGCATAAGCAAAATCATGTACATTGTCCTGATGGAATTTGCCGATTTGCAGGACGGTAAGCACGTTTATAAGCCGGGGGATGAGTATCCGCGCAAGGGGTACTCACCCACCCCGGAGCGTGTTGATGAACTGCTGACGAACAAAAATCGCCTTCGAACGCCGCTGATCCAGACCGAAGAAGAACGGGCTGAACAAATGGCAAGCTATCAAAAGAGATTGCGCGAATGTGGCATCGAAGACGAAGAAGAAGCGGAACCGGAAGCGGTTGAAGAACCGAAGCCGAAGCGCGGCAGGAAACCGAAGAAGAATGACGATTAGCGATCTTTGCAGTGAGTTGAAGAACTGGTTTGACGAGCGTTCCGACGGGACGCCGAACCGTCATTTTGGCACTTTTGCTATTGTTGACGGCACGATCGGACTGTCTGGTACCGGCATTAAAGACGGGCAGTATTTCCGCATCGTCGGGAGCTCTCTGAATGATGGGGTTTACCAGTACCCGGCGGACGGCTTGACTGATGAAACATTTGACGGCGCGGTCTGGATTATGGCAGTGCCGAAGGCAGTTCTTGATCTGCTGGAAGAAATCGGGAAATGGGAACAGAAATATGGCGGTGCGGATAGTGCCGCCATGAGCCCATTTACCTCGGAATCTTTCGGCGGATACAGCTATTCCAAGTCTGCTGCTGGAAGCGGGTCTGCTGACGCCGGTGACGCCGGAAGCTGGCAGGCTGCTTTCAGGAGCCGTCTGAATAAATGGAGAAAGATCAGACCATGAGCCTTTTATCCGAAGCAATGGAAAAATGCACGATGTTGTTGAAGTCCGTCACGAATGACGGCTATGGCGGTTATATCACCTCATGGGCGGAAGGCGCGGAATTTGAAGCAGCTATCGTGTTCGATACGTCCATTCAGGCGCGTCAAGCAGAAGCAGCCGGGGTTTCCAGCCTTTACACTGTCACGACCGGGCGCGGTCTGACCTTGGAATATCATGATGTTTTCCGCCGGAAATCCGACGGCAAAGTTTTCCGGGTGACTTCCGATGGCGATGATAAATACACGCCGAACAGCGCGTCTTTGGATATGAGACAGGTTACAGCTGAGGAATTCGAGTTACCGAGGAACGGATAAATGATTAAATATTGTGTTTATTGCCATACTAATAAGAAAGACGGTAAAAAATATATTGGAATCACGAGCCAAAAACCAGAACAAAGATGGCGAAATGGCAATGGTTATATAAATAACAGATACTTTTATCGTGCAATTGAAAAATACGGTTGGCATAACTTTTATCATGAAATCCTTTACACGAATCTTTCGAAGGAAGAAGCTGAAAACATTGAAATTAGTTTAATCCGAGAATATGAATCGTGCAATCCGTCCAAAGGGTACAACATTGAGGCAGGCGGAAACGGAACAGAAAAATTTACTGAAGAAGTAAAAAAAAGACTTAGTGAATCACTAATCGGACATATATGTTCTGAAGAGACGCGAGCAAAAATTAGCAAAGCGCAAAAAGGTAAACCGAGTAAGAAAAAAGGTATTCGGATGACAGAAGAACAGAAACGGAAGAATAGTGAATCGCATAAAGGTATTAAACCTTGGAATACCGGAAGACCATGGACAGATGAAGAAAGAGCTAAATGTAATGGAAGACCAGTTTATTGTATTGAATTGGAACGAAAATATAGAACAGCTCACGAAGCATCACGTGACCTGAATATTGATTTTTCTTCGATATGCAAGTGCGTAAAAGGAAAGAAAAAAACAGCAGGACGTTACCATTGGATTCTTCTGGAATTATTGGAGCCTTCGAATGGATAAGTTTCAGGCGATCCACAAGTTTTGGTCATCCTTCGGCATCCCGGCGTTCGATGAGAACACCGTGCCGGATGGAGAGGACAAACCTTCTTTTCCATATATTACTTACGATGCTGTCGTCTCAGACTTCAACCATCCGGTTGCTATGAGCGCATCTATCTGGTATTACGGGACATCTTGGAGCCAAATCACCGCAAAGCTTACGGAAATTGAAGCGGAACTTGGTCGTGGAGGCGTTACATTGCTGTGCGATGGCGGTGCGGTCTGGATCGTAAAAGGCAGTCCATTTGCACAGAGAATGCCAGACGATAATGATATGATTCGGCGAATTTTCATAAATATTTCAGCGGAATACTTGACCGCTTGAAGGAGAAAAAATGGGAAAAAAGTTTACTAAAATCCCTACTGATACTTTCAGCAAAATACAAATGAATGCAGGAATCCTTCTAAAAGGGTCGAATGCATTCGATCCGGAAACGGGAGAAATTATATCAGACTTGATTATAGGTGCTACAAATGGTGGCATCAATGCAACATGTGTTCCATCGTTTGTGGATTTCGGTGAAAACATTGACAATTGTCCAAAGAATACCAAAGAGTTGATGCAGATCTCAGGATGGGATTGCAAGATATCTGGCACATTTGTTACAGTAAATGTTTCCTCTGTGAAAATGATGTTGGCTGCTGCTGATATTGATTCCTACAATGCCAATAAAGTGACTCCACGCAATGTTTTGGAAGCTTCGGATTTCTCGGATATTTGGTATGTCGGCGATTATAGCCAAGACAACAGTCAGCAAAATGGAGGATTTGTCGCTATCCATCTTTTGAACGCATTGAGTTCCGGAGGGTTTTCTTTCAAGTCAGCAGACAACGAGAAAGGAATGTTCACAGCGGAATTTACCGGACACGTATCCATCGCCGCACAGGATGTCGTTCCAATGGAATTTTACGTTAAAGTCGGATCGGATGAGTAATGAAACTTGGTGATCTAAAAGGCGAAAGAGCTGTTGAAGTAATCGCGGACATCATTGCTCCGCTGTCAAATATATCAGATGATACAGAGTTGACGTCTGCGTTCAAAGAGAAAAGGAAGGAATGGGGATCGGACAGGGAAGCAGCAGCAAAAGACATTGCGGTTCTGGTTCCCAAAATTCTTAAAACGCATAAAGCTGATATCCTTGCGATTCTATGCGCTGTCAACGACCGGAAACCGGAAGACCTTGGGGTAATGGATGTCTTGACACAGACATTTGAACTGATAGGCGATCAGGATTTCATGAGCCTTTTTATATATGCGGTCAATTCGGCGGAACCGAATCAGCCTACACAGTCCTCAGCCGAACAAGACCGTTTAGAGCAGGAATAATTATCAGTTTCATCGGCACGGAATTGAGGACGAGGCAAGAACA